TGGAGTTTGCATATCTGCTACAGGACAATCCTTAGATACATATCAGTTTTGGTGCGGTGTATATAACGGATCAACAATGACTCTGTATCTGAATAGTGCAGTAGACACAAATGGGGCGAGTAATCCAAAGAGCTATTCAGGCGATATTCATAATGGAGGTGATGATTTTTACATCGGCGGAATCGGAACGCTTTATTCATGGGACGGGCTTATTGATGAACCAATTCTTTTCAACGATGCTTTAATAGGTGCAGAAATCTTGGAGATGTATCAAAATGGGATTGATGGAGATAAAGGTGCAAATGATTAGATTATTTAATCTAATAATCACTTTTAGCGGTGGACAAGGGAGCATAAATTAATGCGTAAGCTATCTATAATAGTGACCTTCTTATTTTTACTCATGGCAGGGAGTGCGTGGGGTCTTTCATTTATCCCAGGTGGGCCTACGGGATACGGATTTGAGACAAGAGGGTCGTATTCATTGGCTAATGATCCGGTTATCTGTATTGTTACTGGCCTTGGTACGGGTAGTACGTGGAGTGTAGCTAACGGTTCACTTCCTGATGACACTTATACCCGCAGCGGTGTTAATGTGGCCGTGGGTACTTTTCTCGGAGCATTAGAATATGTCCCACCTGCGAACACAGGAAAAATTATCCTGTTTGAAACGTCTGGTGAGATTGATTACACGGGCGAAGAAACTCGCTTAGATATTGAGCTTAGCGGCACGGCTATCTATGGGCAATCAGCACCGAGTCCAGGAATACACATTAGGGGTGCGGTTATACGTCTTGGAAAGAGTAGTGCTACCACAACCGATTTAGTTCTGCAACACCTGATCATTAAACAGACTGACGCTGAAGATGCAAAAACCCCGGACGCCAGAGACACCCTATGGATTGGGGGAACATCTGCAACGGTTAGTAATGTGCTGATCGATCACGTAACTGCCCTGTTTGGTATGGATGGCACCTTTGATATAGGTAACGCTAATTCTGGCGCCTCTTTAAATAATATATCGGTTCGTAAGTCCGTCATAGCTGGTGGTTTATTGGAAGCCATGCATCCGGAAGGCGAACATTCAACTGGTATGCTTGTAAGCATTGACGCTGAAAATGTTGCAGTAATAGACAGTGTATTTGGAAATAATAGATCAAGAAATCCTTACGCAAATCGGGACAGCGTTAATCTCTATTCTGCAAATAATGTAGTCTATAACTGGAAAGAGAAGGTTCCTACCGAGATAAGCCGATACTCGTGCCTTGCTACCGATACAGGTACTACCGCTGACTTGATTAATAATCTATGGATTGAAGGGGAAGACTCAAACCAAGCTGACTACATTATGACTTGGAAGGGCGAAGTCAATCTTTATCTAAGTGGAAACTACGGTCAAAATGGAAGTGATTGGGATGTGTTTGCAAGAGGATTCTGCACGACAACATACTGCGAGGATACAGATAGGGTTGATGATGAACCTTGCGTGAAACATCTTGCAGTTAATCTAACACCGCCTGGCAACTATACCCCGAAAGCCTACACGGAACTTAAAGCGATAGTTACAGCGGAGGAAAATGGGGCAGGGGCACGACCAAGCGACCGTGACGAATATGTGACAGATTTAATGGCTGACATAAGTGCTGAATGTGATGGAGGTGTAGAACCATGTAACACTGGCTTGGCAGATTGTGTTGCTACTGGCACAGCAGGCTATGTTTGTACGGATTCAGTTTACGGAGCAACATGGCCCAGCTTAACAGATAGTGACTGCACAGCCGAAAATGAACCCTATGATTGCTGCACAGGAAGCGGAACCGGAACCTGTGGTGATACACGAAACCTTGAGACAGGCATGGCAGCAACTCAGGCAGGGGCGTTCCCGACTACGCCTCACACCGACACAGACAGCGATGGCTACACCGATCTTGAGGAGTGGCTTTTCATTCTTGGGTATGAAGTTGGTGGCGATCCTGGTGAACCGGGTGAGCCGGGTGAACCTCCTGTACCGCCGCCTGGATCGTATGATCTGCTTTGGGATGGAGAGTTTGATTCTGATTCTGATAAGGCATATACAGCCAGCGGAGGTTCCTCTACCGATGGTACGATAGTTGCGGATGCAGCAATCCACGGAGACTATGCAAAGGACGGTGCGTTCGGCGCTTTTATAGGAGATCATATTTCTTGGCCCGTACCTCTTGACTCATCTGATTGGGGTTTCTGTAAAGACATCTATATGACAGCAACAACAGGTAACACGCAGCTTTGGGAAAACTACAAAGATGCAGACGACTTCATTGTTGGTCGAATAGGTGACGATGGCAAGGTATATCTCCGACAAGAATCGGGTGCAGGTGGTGGAGCCATAACAGCGTTCACGACAGCCCTTTATGCGGTGCCTGATACAACATGGACAAACGTGTGTTTCCGTGGATCTGTAGCGGAGAATAAACTTGGTATTAAAATAGGTGCTAACGATTGGGAAGATGACGACGACGAAACTCCTGTAACCGCTTTTGATACGGGAGAAGCTACTGAGTTTGTACTTGGAGAAGACGTAGCAAATTATGGTGCAGCCGATGATTTCTGGGCAGACAATATCAAAAATTATGGACTCTATGCTTTTGTCGTTACGGAAGCCGTTGCGCCCACCTTCGACGCAATGTCTTGCCCAGAGGAGACGTATAGTACGCCAGGAGGATCGATTGTTTGTACCTCAACGACAAATGTAAGCGCTACCGTAAATGGTGGCACTCCGACCTTCGTTGATGAAACTGGCGAAACCGATGTAGTGTTTTATTATCAGGGTAAAAACCCTGCTAATGAATTACAGATGTATTGGAGCGCCGTTTTACTGGCTGGTATGAGAACGCTTGACCTTGATTTTAGTTCGGCATCAATCTCGCTCAATGGTGCAACTATTTTAAATTCTAGCGATATGGTCACCGAGGCAACCCTTACGCTTCCAGCATCTATCGACAATACGACTGTGATTGCAGTTCCTGGTTCGTGGAATATCCCAAATGACTATGCCACGTATGCTGATCTTCTCACAGCAGTTGGGTATCTAATAGGTGATGATGCAATTAGTGTGGTCGATGATGCTAATATCACCATTACAGACGAGGATGGTACCAGTGGACACCCAATCATTATAAACCTGTTGTCGTGGTACAGGGAGACGCTGGATCTCAACCATAATGACTATTATACAATTTATACTCATCCCTCAGGCACAATTACCAATTCTGACGGAACAGATGTGAACATTAACTATTATAATAGCGGTGCGTCAGCAGTCTCCAATTCAGGCGGTGGCTCAATGGGAGCTGGTGGGAACAGGCAAGCAATAGGACGGTAATAAGATTGTTTAATAATTAAACAAACTCGTTAAATAAGGAATATCTAATGGCTTACATTGTACAGGGCGAACCAACCAACGCTAAAGATTCTATCTATACTAAGGAAAACTTTGACTACAAATATCCTTATGAACTAGATCTAAAGCCTGGATCTGATTTCCACAAAAGTCTGCGGAACAAAATTTGGGAGCGTGCTAGAGAATCTCGTAATGAAATCAGTAAGCGGTTCGATAGCTGGAATGAAATTGATAAGACATTAACAGTCTATATTCCATTAAAAGATAAAGAAAAAGACTTGAAAGCCAAGGATACTTCAAAACCTGTGTCAATAGTCTTTCCTTATACCTATTCAATGCTTGAATCGTTATTGACTTATCTATCAATGGCTTTTTTTCAAGACCCTATGTTTCAATATGAAGGTGTAGAAGATGATGATGTCATAGGTGGAATATTACTAGAGATGGTCATTAAGATCCACTGTATTAAGAATAAAGTACCATTAGCTGTTCATACTTCACTTCGTGACTCTTTGGCTTACGGTGTAGGTATTGGTGTACCTGGATGGAGGAAGATCAATGGTAGAGCTCCAATCAAATCTAACATCGTCACACAGAGTGAACTTGGAGAAAGTAATATAACTCAAGTAGAGTTTATTGAACAGTTACTATTCGAAGGTAATGATCTAACTAACATCGATCCTTATATGTGGTTACCTGATCCATCTGTATCTAGTGTGGATACTCAGAAGGGCGAATTCCAAGGATGGGTTGAGCGTGATAATATAATGAATATGCTATCGGCTGAGTCTAATCCTGACTCAGGATTATTCAATGTTAAGTATGTTAAGTTAGCTAATGACAAGCGGTCGGCTTTAGCATTAGATCAAAGTGAGAGACAAACAAAGTATGGAGGTTCTACTGATGTACACAGGGGAATGAATAGTTCTACAAACCCTGTTGATAATATCAAGATGTACGTCAACCTAATCCCAAAGGAATGGAAATTAGGTACTGGTGAATATCCTGAGAAATGGCTCTTTCAACTCTCATCTGATGACGTCATTACTATGTGTGAAAAAGCTGATCACAATCACGGGATGTATCCTGTAGCTGTAGCCTCCCCTGAGTTTGATGGCTATTCAATAACACCTATCGGAAGAATGGAGATACTATATGGATTGCAGCATACACTTGACTTCCTCTTCAACAGTCATGTAGAAAATGTTCGCAAGGCTATCAACGATATGCTAATTGTTGATCCTTACTTAGTCAATATTAAAGATCTCGAAGATCCAAAGCCAGGTAAACTCATTCGCTTACGTCGTCCTGCATGGGGACGTGGAGTTGACAAGGTAGTTCAACAGCTTCAAGTTAATGACATTACTCGTGCAAACATAGGTGACTCAGCTTATATTACCTCCTGGATGGATCGTATCTCCGGAGCAGATCAATCAATGCAAGGTGCTCAGCGACAGGGTGGTCCTGAGAGATTAACAAAAGGCGAATTCCAAGGTACTCGTGGAAGTGCTTTCTCACGACTACAACGACTGGCGATGATAATAGGTATGCAGTATATGCAGGATATAGGTACAATGTTTGCTGTTCATACACAACAGTATATGACCAAAGAGTCAATCGTCAAGATAACCGGACGCTATGAACAGCAACTAATGGGACAGTTTGGTAAGCAACGTGTTAAAGTCTCACCACAAGATATTGCTATAAACTATGACTTAATCGTAAGAGATGGTTCAATTCCTGGAGGTAACTTCTCTGAGGCATGGATACAGATGTTTAAAACAATAGGTGAAACTCCTGAGTTAATGCAGTCATTTGATATAACTAGGATCTTCATGTATATAGCAACGCAACTTGGTGC